GGTCTGAAAACAACGCTGTTGACCGCTACTTTGGGTCTTTCAGCATTGAGTCAAAGCGACACGTCTGGGACCTGCTCGGAAAGCACCCTCAGTTCGGCGATGAAGGGAGTTTACGAAAGAACCGCATTCGCAATAATACAGCGGAAGTGCTCCCAAACGACCCTTTCCGAAACGTCACAAACGGCGGCTACGTAGTTTACGAACATCCTGAACCAAATGGCACAAACTTACAAGGACCCCCACAGCTACCTTAACGAGAGCCTCGTTAAAAGAGGAAAGTCCGGTCACTACGGAGTTCATCTGAGCCACGTTGCAGTGGTGGCGGAGTCTGAAGCTGACTACGGCTACCGAGTTTCACCTTCGACCTTCGACCTTCTATCTCCGTTTGAGGGGAACTATAATAATGTTGAGTGGATGGTACTGCTGGTAACCTTGCGCTCCCAGCTGAACGATAACCAAGGGACTATAGTTGTCGGAAAGACCACTTACCAGTTTCTTCCTGAGGGTGGCCACTTGAGCCTTAATGTCTTTATCCCTGAGACTAGCGTTGAGACGTTCGACTACGAAATTCTTTCAGCGCAGAGCATACTGAAGGGTGTGGCCAAGTTTGTGGGGAAAATCCCTACAACAATTCGCTTTAACCTGGGGCTCGTTTTCAAATCCTACGGAACAATGGCTGAGCAAGGAGAGGTTGAGGAAGTTGAGTTTAGCTACTAACCCCGCCTAAAATTAAACACATTTCAACAAGCTGAAACAAAATGGATCTAAACACTTACCAAGAAAAATCACGAGCCACCGCAGTTTACCCAAATTTAGGGTCAAATTTCGTGTACCCGACTCTGGGATTGAGTGGGGAAACTGGAGAGATAGCGGAGAAAGTTAAGAAGATTATTCGAGACGACCATGGAGTTATCACGGATGAAAAGAGAGACCAAATTGCGAAAGAAGCTGGAGACGTGCTTTGGTACTTGTCGCAACTCGCAACAGAAATCGACTATTCTCTCGAAGATATCGCACAAATGAACTTGGACAAGTTAGCCTCTCGAGCCGCTCGTGGTGTTCTTTCAGGAAGCGGTGACAATCGCTGATTTCACACCGGACACTAACCCCCTTTTGTCTGAGTGGGACCGAAGATTTATTCACCGGGCCCAAGAAATTTCATCCTGGAGTAAAGACCCGAAGCGAAAAGTTGGGTGTGTAATGGTTAAGGACAAAAGGGCAATCTGCGAGGGGTTCAACGGCTTTCCTGAAGGACTGTCTGATGATCTCCACCGCCTAAAAGACTCGGATTACAAGAACAAGGTGATTATTCATGCCGAACGGAATGCGATAATCGACGCCACACGCAGGGGATCCACTCTGCTCGGGGCTACAGCCTACATAACTCGCCATCCGTGTTCGCCTTGCGCAAGCATGCTCGCTCAGGCAGGTGTTAAGAAGATTATCTGCCCAGCACCAGTTCTGTCCGGGTCCAAGTGGTCCGACAGTTTCAAAATTGCAAGCGACCTTCTTTGTGAGGTCCGTGTTCAAGTTATTTACTTTGACGAAAACCATGAGTTCTGATGCCATCTCCCTGACTTTAACCCAAACATTTGAGATGGAGAGGTTTCACAGGGACATTGATTCTTGCACTAACCTTGAAGAGCTAAAGGTACTGACTAAGCAGCTCTACACGGCTTGGATCACTCAGAAAGCAGCTTGCGTTTGGATAATGCGGCAAAACCACGAAAGATTGCCTTCCAAAGACCTTTTGGAAGAATATCACAATTCACAAGCGTGAGGGATGGCGGATACCCGCCTAAAAACGCCGGGATACCGGCTTTGCCTTTCCCCTCAGAGGCGCTATACTTATTGTAGTTGAAAAACACCATGTACACAGACGAAACCTTTTACAGCGCAGTTCGAGGAGATTCTCTAGCGGTCAACGAGACTCTGAAGCAGTTCACCCCACTTGTTCATAAGTTTGCCCACAAGTACAAATTTATGGGTCACGACTATATCTACGACGATCTTGTTCAAGAGGGTTTACTTGGCATCGTAAAAGCTATCAAAACGTTTGACCTTAACTATCGGGTCAACGGGCGAGGTATTCGCCCAATGACGTGGATCTACCCGAACGTTCGTGGTGCGGTTCAGGGTGCTGCAAGAAAAGAGAAAAAGAACCCCAAGTTTGCGCTATCCTTAGAGCAGTCAGACTGGTCGAACAACCTTGAAGACCCGAACGCTTACGAACTGAAGGAAGAGTTTGCTAGCGTTGACATTGCGGAAATCCTGAAGAAGGGTTGTGGTTCTCTCGACAGCAAGAGAGCACAAATCGTCTGCGACCGATTCGGACTACTCGGCAGAAAGGCAATGCGACAAGGGGAAGTTGCTCAAAAGTATGGGCTTACGAAACAGGCTACAAACGGTCACATTTCACGTTTCACCAAAAAAGTGCGTGAGGTTAGCCCGGAACTCCGGAACTTTATCTGAAGCAGTGTCATGACAGAAAACAAGTCCAACACAACGGTTGTTGTAACTAAGGTGTTCGACCTTGGATGTCCAGTCTGTGACACGATGTCCCGGTTCGACAAGTCCATGTTTGAGGGGTTTCCCGAAGTTTCTTTTCAAGAGATACCCTTTGACACCCTTCGAGACTTTAACGGGAACGCAACACGGACTCGAATATACCAGTGTCTCGAACGCTACGCAGTCTCAGAAACCTACGAGATAAACTTCCCTACTTACCTCTTCCTGAGTTCAACGGGAAAGTACCTGGGATTCTTGCAAGGTGCCCTGTCTCTAAGGGAACTAAGAGAGGGGGTAAAACAAATTTTAGAACAGCACACTTCTGAATAATTGAGGTATTTATGAATTGGAAAGTCTTGGAACTCATGCTCTAGTTCGCATTTTCGACGCTGACTTCGACAAGCTAAACTGCATCGATCGGCTTCGAGAGGCGTTCAGACTCACAGTGCTCCAACACGAGTTGGTGGCCCTTAGCGAGCCGATCCTTCACCAGTTTGACCCGCAAGGTTTGACAGGCATTATCTTGCTTGCGGAGAGTCATATTTCGATTCACACGTGGCCCGAAAAAGGCAAAGCAGCTGTAGATGTGTTCACTTGCGGTGGGCGGTCCTCGTCAGAAATCGCGCAAACCTTTTGCAAACACCTTGGTTGCCCTTCCTTCACTATTCAGGAGATTGAACGATGACAAAAGCGAAAAAGCTTGTAAAAGAAGCTCTGAGGCACCCTGAGCTTCACACTTCCGGTGACCTTGCGTACATGCAACTGTGGTTGAATGAACGTAAGCGCAGAAAAGCCGAGAGAAAAGGGCAGAGCGTGGGTGAAGACTACGAAAATCTCACCACGGGCCTAGCTGCTTTGGGCCAGCACCAGCAGTCCGGCGAGGTGTCCCTTCCTTTGGAGCAAGTTGTCTCGAATTTGGATGTCACTCTGTAACCATGCGACAAGGCTGTTTACCTCCTCCTGCAATCACTAAACTTAAACACGGAACAAACAAAATGACAGTCACTTCTGATGAAAAGGGTCGGCTCAATAACTTTGCAATTGAGCCCCCGATGACTCCCGTAGACTCAAACTACCGGCCTATGATAGACTGGGACCTTTTAGGAGAAAGGATGAATGGGAGAGCGGCGATGATAGGAATAGTCGCTGCACTCGGGTCTTACGCAGTCACTGGGCAAATTATACCAGGAATTTGGTGAGATCTTTACAAGAGATCGAGTGACCGCCTTCGGGATAACCGGGGGTGGTTTTTCTTTGGTTGAAACAAATTCGGAAGAGTTTACCTTTTTCACGCTAAACTAAACTACTTCGTTCGAAACAAATGAACATCTTTGCAGTGCATGAAGACCCGCAAATCGCGGGGGCATCCCTGCCTGACAAGCTCGTCGTAAAAATGACGACTGAGAGCTTGCAGTTACTGGCACCTTGGGCGTTTAACACCTTTGAGGTGAAAATCGAGAAGCCCGGACTCAATAGGCAACTGGCTCTCCTGGAGTCTGAAAAGTTGTTCTACGGGACGAAAGGTTTCGCTCACCACCCTTGTTCAAAGTGGCTGTACGAAACGCCAGCCAACGTTCACTGGGTCGTGGAGCACGCTTTCGGTATGGCTCAGGAGTACTGGGAACGATACAACAAACACCACGGAGCCCTGTTCGGCTTAAACGAAGTTCGGACCTTGCTCTACAAAAACTTCAACGCGGCGAGTTCGAGAGACCACTCACCGTTCGTTCAAGCTATGCCGGACCAGTACAAAGATCCAGCAAACCCGGTTCAAGCGTACCGAAATTACCTAATGGGTGAGAAAGGGTACGCTGTTTGGAAACACGGAAACCAACCCGAGTGGTGGAGCCATGAAAAACACAAACCTGCACGAGACAGATATCTCGCAGAAAAAGAACGCAAACGCTTAGAACGACTAAATGCCAAGCATCACTCAGTATCGAGAAGCCTACAAACTTAACGGGGAATTTGAATACCCTGAGTTTTTCAAAACTTATCAGAAAGCTCGCCTTTCTCTTTGGGGTCCTGAAGAAGCACAATTTGAAAGTGATGTTCGAGATTGGCAAAGTGCAACTCAAAGCGAACGTGAGATTGTGGGGGGTATTTTGCGTGGTTTCACCATTCTTGAGACACACATTGGGGACTACTGGTCAAAGATTCCGGAGTGGTTTCCTAAACATGAGATTGCGGCAGTGGCTCGAACCTTTGCTTTCTCTGAAGTTGTTCACGCCGAAGCATATAATCTCTTATCGGACACCCTGGGTCTAGACGAATTTGAGGCTTTCCTTGGTGACCCCATAGCCCGTCAAAAGATTGGGTACTTTCTAGGAAAGAAAAACATTAAGGAGTCCCTCGCGGTATTCAGTGGCGCTGCCGAGGGTGTCTCTCTGTTTTCTTCCTTCGCAGTCCTTCTTTCCTTGAATCTCAACGGAAGGTACAGAGGGCTATCGCAAATTATTTCATGGTCAATTCAAGACGAGCAACAGCACAGCGATACCGGAATACAACTCTTTCGTGAGCTGATTAAGGAAGACCCTTTAACCCTGATTGAAGCAGAAGCGATTTTCCAAGGGTTTGACGCGGTACTCCGAAATGAGGACGCGTTCCTTAACCAGATCTTTGAAGGACGTACTCTCGACACCATTACTCTGCATGACACGAAGCATTATCTTCGCTGGCGAGCAAACGACAGGTTAAATAAGCTAGGAATATCTTTACCTATGTTCCACGTCGACATGGAGTCTGCGAACAGGATTAAACAGTGGTTCGACCCTATTGCTGCAGGCGCGACAAGTACAGACGTTTTCGCTCAAGCAAAGTCGGGGGACGCCTACGTTGCAAAACCGACTCAGGACTTTTTGAGAGTTAACTTAAAGGATCTGGTTCTAGACTTGGTGTAATACGCTATAACCACATTCTTAACTCTTGAAATCACTATGAATACAGAACTTACTCACCCACATTGGATGAATGAAGAGGCCCTTCATACTCTCTCTAATGGCTACTTATTAGTAGGTGAGACTCCGAAGGATATGTTTAGCCGTCTCGCAAAAACGGCGTCAAAGATAAACGAAGATCCGACACTAGACGAAGACTTGTTCCACTGCCTATGGTCCGGATGGATCGGCGCGGCGAGTCCGGTGGCTTCCAACTTCGGTACATACCGTGGTCAGCCTATATCGTGCTTCTCTGTACACCCTTCAGATAGCATTTCCTCTATCTACTCTCACTTGAAAGAAGTAGCTCAACTGAGCAAAAGTGGGGGAGGAGTGGGCAACTACTTCGGGGAAATTCGCCCCGCAGGGTCGCCTATAACTGGGGGAGGAAAATCAATTGGTGCTGTGCCCTGGATGCAGCAATACGATATTTGTGCGAGAGTCGTGAGCCAAGGGGGAGTCAGGAGAGGATCATTCGCTTTTTACCTGCCTATTGATCACCCGGACGTTCCAGAACTGCTTCGTGCAAAGGATCACACAAAAGGAGACCCACGGACATGGGTAGACTCAAACATAGCACTCACCATATCCGATGAGTGGGTTGAGTCCATGATAAAGGGCGATAAACAAAAGCATGAGTTGTTCGCAGAGGTCTTGAGAACAAGAATGATCTCGGGGACCCCGTACCTAATCTTTATTGACAATGCTAATAACCAGAACCCGGATTGCTACAAAGAAAGGGGACTGACTGTAAAGACCAGTAATCTCTGCAGCGAAATCTTCCTTCACACTGACGAGAACCACTCATTCGTGTGCGTCCTCAGTAGCTTAAACCTGAGTCGCTACGACGAGTATAAGGGTTGGAAGTCTCCTACTTCAGGCCGTACTGTTCCTCAAATTGGGATCCACTTCCTTGAGGCAGTCGTTAGCGAGTTCATACGCAAAGCCAAAGACAAGGTTGGCATGGGTAGGTCCGTTCGTTTCGCAGAGAAAAGCCGTGCCCTTGGCCTAGGGGTCATGGGACTTCACTCCCTCTATCAACTGCACGGTTTACCTGTGAAGTCACAAGGGGCGCGAGAGTTAAACGTCGAAACAACTCGATGGATGAAGGAGGAAGCAGTTAAAGCTTCGAGAGAGCTGGCTGAAAGATTTGGGGAGCCGGAATGGTGCAAGGGCACCGGAATGCGTCACACGCACTTAATCGCGATTGCACCCACCAAAACAAATAGTGTAATTTGCGGGGCGGGAACCGAAGGCATAGAGCCACGAGACCGAAACTACTACGTCGCCAAACAAGCCAAGGGCACTTATGTTCGAAAGAACCAGTACCTTGAAAAAATCTTCTGCGATCGAGGAGTAGGTCCGGAAGTTTGGGATCAAATTCTAGTGGCCAAGGGGAGTGTTCAGGGTGTTGAATGCTTAACTGAGCACGAGAAAGAGGTGTTCAGGACTGCACGAGAGGTAGACCAGTTTGAGCTTATCAAGCAGGCTGCAGACCGGCAACCTTACGTGTGTCAGGGTCAATCGCTAAATCTGTTTCCAGACCCAAAGTCGGATGCGTCGTATATTACTCGTCTGCACCTTGCTGCATGGAAAATGGGGCTGAAGTCGCTTTATTACCTAAAGTCAAGCAGCCTCCTTACAAACAAAGAAGTTGTTCCTGCTTTGATTGTGACCCGCGAGGGTTGTCCGTGGTGTGTGAAACTTAAGAATGAGCTGTCTATGGAGGGGGTTCGGTACGAAGAAATCACGAAAGCAGAAGCGGAAGAGAAAGGATTTTGGAACCCTGAGTGGACAACAGTACCCCAATTGTGGCTCTACAAGAAACACATTGGAGGTTACACCGACTATATCGCGTACAAACAATCGAATAACACCGAGACGGTCAGCGCCCATGACGATTCAGGCGGCGCTTACAACGAATGCAAAAGCTGCGAGGCTTAATATGGCAAAAAGACGCTACAGGCGCTACCCTGAGCTCACAAAAGAGCAACAGTGTTTGGTAAGAGATCACAAATGGATCGCTGGACGACTCGCCTACGGTGCTAAGTGCTCAACGGGCGGGTACACCGGCTCTCTCACAAGAGAGGACCTTGAGTCAATAGCGAATTTCGCACTCTGCGTTGCTGCTACACGGTACGACCCTGACAAAAAAGTTCAGTTTAGCACCTTTGCTTGGAGAACCGCCAGAGGCTATATCCAGCACGCTTTGAGGGACTACTCTCGAATGGTGAAAACCCCGCGATGGGTTGCGACGTATAAAACCAAGGTAGACGAGTTACTGAAGCAAAAGAAGACTTACACCGAAATTGCGACAGAGTTGGGATTACCTGAATCGAAAGTAATTATGGTTGATATGACAACTCATAACTACCATGTTTCCTACGACTCTAACCCTGAAGATTGGACCACACGAGAGTTTATTTTTAACGACGACGATGTTAAGCCTTACGTGGCTTCTCCCGAACTCGTAAGGTCCATGAAAGAACTTTCAGAGTCCGAACTCAATACTGTGGTCAAATATGCTGAGGAAAAAGACTTGTCTCCTGAAGAGAGAGAGTGGGCCGCAGATAAATTCTACAAATTGCAGGCAATTGCACATGGATTCACCGAGGACATTTAGCGTAACACCGCTTCCCCTGGAGATTGAGTTCCGCGCCCAATCTGTGCGAAAGAGACTCAAGGAGTTGTCTCGTGACGAACTCGAAGAGTTCCTGGCGGACTCCATTTTGCTTCTTTCACGGTTGTCTCACCAGACGCGGCAGCTTCGAGACTTTCTGGAAGAGCTGGAGGTTTATGTTGAGGGGTAAAATTGTGTAGGTATAGACTCTGTACAGTGCAAGGTTCCTTCTCGTCCGATGCCCTCCAGGCGTACAAAACACTGATTGCCGAACAGCACCCATCGGACTTTTCTGAGGGGGGAACGTACGACTTTACACGTTGTGTAAGGAAAGATGGCACTGTGTATGGGACGGCGGGGCAGTGTAGGAAGGGTACAGAGCAAGTTAAAGAGGGTGGTCCAGAGAAAAAAGTGCCAAGGGTAAAGGGGGAGAAGACAAAGACCGAAAGGACTAAGAAGACAGTAAAGCCAACACCACAGGGGAAACCCCTTCCCTCGGAACTCCATTCGTCACTCTCAAAACTCTCAGCGAAGCTGTTGAGTAAGAAAGCGGTACCGGACCCGTCAAAGGGGGCCGTAACGCAGGGAAAAATGCGTTTGACAGCCAAAGTCAAGGCGCTACCCGTTGAAGAACTGAAGAAGGTTCTAAATGACCCGAGGCTGAACGACAAACAGAGAGCGCAAGTAAACAAGCTGCTGGCCGAACGGCAACTTTTACCGGCGATCGCCAAAAAAGTTTCGGCTGTGTCACAACGAAAAGCGTCCGGGTTAGAACCCGGTGGGGGTCAGAGCGGCGGAGCAAAAGTAACGAAAAAAGAAGTTCTGGCCGACATCAAGAGCATTCTTGAAGAGAACCGGGGTCCAAGAGAGTCATCCAAGAAAGTGAACTCAGCTGGTTTAACCTACGAAGAAGAAATAGCCGCGATCATGGACTCTAAGATCGAAAAGAGCAACCATGTGAGACAGGGAGACCCGAAGTACGATGGTTGGAGTCGAACCTTTGGCGAAAAGGCTAAGATGCTAGGGTCGGGTATGTACGGCACTGCGATTCTAAGTCCGGACGGCGAAGTTGTTAAAAGAGGTATAATTAGCCGCACGGAGGCGGCTATCGTAGATAAAGTTGGTAAAGCCGACTTGGGGCCGAAGCTGATTGCTGCGGATATTGGCGGACCCGCTGGCCCCAAGGGAACGGGGGTAGACCTAAGGAACGGCCGTATCGCTATGTCAAAAGTTCAAGGGACCCCTCTAGGTATGAATCCGAGTAGAGATTCCAGTAAAGGGAACACCGACGCCTATTGGAAGGCTCGTGCAGATCTGCACAGGATGGGGGTCGCACACAATGATATGCATGGGGGCAATGTTTTGGTAGATGAGAAGGGTAAAGGGCGATTTGTTGATATGGGGCTGGCGCAAGACAATCCGAAAGCTGCTCTTGTGGAGGCACTAGGTGCCTTTCCGGGACCCAGAGGAAAAAGCGCAGACTCCACCTTTAAGAGTTGGGGTCCAGGTGGGAGCCTAATTGCAGATGTGGAAAGAAAGTATAACACTCCGAAACAAAAAGCAAACTACTTAGCATTTCTCGAAGAGGATGCCCCGCTAGCTTACAAAGCGTACACAAACAGAGAGAGAGCTATCGAGAAACTCCGAAGTTTTGGAATAGACGGTGAAGGCATGACTAAAGTTCTTACCACTAAAACTAGCACTCGCGACGAGAAGTATAAGGTGGGACCTTGGGCTAAACTAAGCGACAAGCAAGCGATGGAAGTGATCAACACACTCTACAAGGGTATCTAATGAAAGGGACTACAGGAAAAAACGACGCGCAGTATATCGCGCTCATGTCTCGTTACAAGGAAAGACGCGGCGAGCTTGGTGACGGCGCAAATCCGTACCTTGAAGCTGCAATGAAGCTGCGAGAGAAGGGGGATGTAAGTGAGGATGCGCTCTTAGGCGGGGCTTACCTCTAGCCCCACGGGTGGGATCCCCCTCTGTTCATACGGGTAAGTCCGCCTATAACAAAGAGAGTAGGCAGGGTAAAATATCTGTAAGTCCGGTTCACGTAAAATGTCGAAGCTTCCTGAAGATCACTCGATGTCGGCCCACAAAGACGAAGTGGGGCAAGTGATGCACCGGTGGAAGCACGGCGATCCGAAACCGTTGCATTCAGGACGAGGAAAGAAGGGGAAAGAAGGTAAGGTTGTTAAGTCTCAAGATCAGGCCATTGCAATAGCACTTTCAATGGCAGGAAAGTCGAAGGATCATGCAGAGCGGCTAACGTCGATGGGTTATTCCGAGGAGGTTGCTCAGGAGGTTGCTTCGATGCTTGGCGGTGCCTTGGACTTTGTAACTTGTGGACGTCCCGACGGTTCTTGCCAGGGGTAAGGTTGGACGGCTATTGGCCTTGTTGATAGGAAGGAAGTAGGGTAAAGTCACTTAAAGAGAATTACCATGACAAACGGTTCCTTTTCCGGTGAAGCCCTCTCAGCTTACGAAGCACTTGTTTCTCAAAGATACCCCCAGAACTTCTCTGAGGGAGAATCGTACGACTTCACTCGATGTGTAAAACCTGATGGTAGCGCATATGGGACGGCGGGACAATGCCGCAAGGGAATAGAGGTGGCCCTAACAAAAAGCCGTGGGTTAGGCCCAATGACGCCGGAACAACTGGAGCTAGCGAGAGAGGACGCTAAACGAAATATAAGCTGGAATAGTGACGCGGACGAGACCTTTAACAAGATTTACGCAAAGGCAGAGTCAGTGAAGCACTTGGGGGCAATTCATAAGGCGGTGATTAAAGCCATAGACAACGATGAAACCGATGTGAAAGAGGGCCACGCCTTAGCCATAAAGAAGGCTATGGCAGAAAGGCTTAAACTTGAGGGTAGAAGCGAGGCTGGGACCAAGGCAGCGAAAGAGCGTGAGGCTATGACCCCGGAAGAGAGAAAGAGAGACTCTTTCCGTAAAAGAGTAGAGTCGGGTATTAAGGGTGGAGTAGTTAGTGGAAGAATGCGATGAGTAGAACTCACCGCAAGAGCGGGAGTACCCTGGAGCACGGAACGCTAACTTCCACTCAGATTCAATCGAAAAAGAACTAGTAAGAATGAACGTCCCCGGATTTACAACCGAATCTCTAGCTGCCGTACAAGAAATGCTGTACGGCGAGTCTCCGTGGGAACAGCAGTTTTTGACGGGCAAGACCACAGAGAAGCTTCCGAGAGAGAACAAAACTACGCACGCCCAAAGTTTACAAGGCATGGACATTGATAGTCGTCCGGGGAAACGAAAAGGAAGTGAGGGTAAGCAAAGGGAGCAAAGTTCAGAGTCAATCTTCCCTGTTTCTATCTCGAAGGGAAACCCCCAGCAAGGCCCAAGATCGCGTAGCGATCTTAAAGGACTGGCAATGTTTGATGAGTTGGGGCAAAAGGGCAAGGAACTCTCGGCAAGCTACGAGGAAAACTGCCGTCCGAGGCCCCAGCCTCGAAGCACAGAGCAGCTTCAGGCCACCCAGCAAGCGCAGCAAGCGGCACAGCAGCAAGGTCAAACGTTCGACCAGCAGCCTCAGCAGCAAGTTCAAGAAATGGGGCGGCAAGGCGGCCAAGCTGAAAGGAAGCCAACATTGCCTGTTTGCAACGGGTAACTTCAACGAGTATAAACATGGTATCCGGTTCTTTTTCCTTTGAAGCTCTCCAAGCGTACGAAGCTCTCATCGCCGAGACGCACCCTTTGAACTTTTCCGATGGAGACACTCATGACTTCACTCGCTGTTTAAGACCGAACGGCACTATATATGGTAGCCGAGGAAAGTGTAAGCAGGGTACAGAAATTGGGGCGAAAGAGGAGAGTCAAGTAAAAGGAAAGCGTGGCCCTAAAGCAGGGGGAATGAGGCTCACCGAAAAAATAAAAGGGTTGGGAGCTGAAGACCTTAAGAAGGTTCTCCAGGACCCTCGCGTAACCCCAAAGCAAAGGGCAGTTTTAGAGGGTTTACTCAAGAGCAAAGGGGAGAAAGCTCCTGAAGGTCGGCTAGTGAAGCAGGGGACTGGGCGAGATAGGAAAACCAGCAGGGAAGAGCTGAGGAAAGCAGTCTCAGAAAACAACCCCAAGGTGCAGGATGAATACGATTGGGTTGGGTCAGGTCCCAAAGCAGTGGCGGAAATAAAAAGAAGTTACAGGATGATGCAAACCCTGGTTAAGTCGCCGGAGTTGGACACGGTTGCAAATAAGGCCCGATTGATTAATCTTCGACTGTTGATTTATCAGAAGGAAAAGGAGCTGAGAGAGAGGAGGCTGCCGGGTAGAGACCCGAAGACGTACGAAGCGGCACTGAGAGAGTCTCCTAAGTATGACAAGACTCCGGGAAGTAGCTCCCCGATAGACAAAGTAGTTCCAGAACTACCCTCATCCCCAACACTAGCCTCTTTGTACAAGAGGCAAGGGTTCAACGCCAAGCCCGAGCTTGTTGCAACGGTCGACGATTTACGAAAACGAAAGGACATTGTAACAAACTCTGACGGATCCCCTCTAATCTTCTATCGTGGTGTTACTTCCAAGGAATTTTCAGATCAATTCAAAGGGTTGGGGAGTGAGGGAGATACTCACTACCCTGGAAGGGGGGTACATGGTAACGGGTCTTACTCTGCAGGAGCGGCTCAAGACGACTCTCAAGGACTTCGAGGTGATAACGGTGGGGGCGAGGACAAAGCCATCAGAACCGCCACGGCTTATACAGGGAACCTTAAAAACGTATCATCCAAGATAACCGTCTTTGCCGTTCGTAAAGACGCAAATATAGTTCAATTCCAGGGTGAAACATTTTTTGAGAGAAGAACCGAAGCAATGAAGTGGGCTGAGAGGACTGTTAAGGACGCAAAGGAAAAAACCGGATACACCTATAGGGACCTAGGTGAAGCTGCAGCGGCACTAGGAATACACGCTTACACGATCCCCCAACACGGGGAGGACTATTTGGTTCTTCTCAACCGTGGAGCAATCATTGCCGCCATGGACTCACAAATCCCCGACGAAAACGAATGAACATCAACGACCCCACAATCAGCCGCATTCTCGCTGTTCTTATTCAACCGGTCCTTTTCGAGGATAGGAGCAAGTTCATCGAAGATGCCGAGAAAGCAACCGACATGGACTCTTTCATCAGGGGTATTAACAGGTACAAGACATACTACTGAGACATAGGCCGGGGGAACCTTTCCTTGTGCTCTTAGTGATTCCTCTTACGGGGCCGAGGGTAAAACCGTATGCCCCTCAAAGGCTCAAAACAAACTACACATACTCAACTAAAGAATGACTCTCTTACTTGGCGACTGCCTTGACGTGCTGCGAACCATGCCCGATAGTAGTGTGGATTCAGTGGTGACTGATCCGCCCTATGGCCTGTCCTTCATGTGCAAGCGATGGGACTATAACGTGCCCACGGTTGAGGTGTGGACCGAGTGCCTGCGGGTGTTGAAGCCTGGCGGGCACTTGCTGGCCTTCGCTGGCACGCGCACCCAGCATCGGATGGCGGCAAGGATTGAGGATGCGGGCTTTGAGATTCGGGACATGATCGCCTGGGTCTACGGGTCGGGGTTCCCGAAATCGTTAGATGTATCGAAGGCGATTGATAAGGCGAGGGGGGCTGAGCGGGAGGTGGTTAGAACCCCTATGACACCCCGATCAACGGCGGGAAAAGGATTTTCAAATGAACTCGACGAACGGCCTTGGATGAGGAAAGCAAGGGCGAACGGTTATCACGAGCATGCAGGAGACGCCCCCGCCACCCCTGAAGCCCAGCAGTGGGCCGGCTGGGGCACTGCGCTAAAGCCCGCCCTGGAGCCGATCACCATGGCCCGTAAGCCGCTGACGGGCACCGTGGCCGCCAACGTGCTGGAGCACGGCACTGGGGCGCTGAATGTGGATGGGTGCAGGGTGGGGACGGACGACGTTTTGCCCAAAATGAGCGGCAAAGCAATTTTAGGTGGATCGTCAGATGGGTGGGATCGTCCGTGGAAAAACGATCCAAACGGATTAGTCCGCAGGCAGGCAGCCGCAGACGCTGCTATTGAGAAGCTAAACACTCTTGGCCGCTGGCCCGCCAACCTGATCCACGACGGCAGCGACGAGGTGGTGGGGTTGTTCCCGTCAGGCAGTACCGGCAGCGCCGCTCGATTCTTTTACTGTCCCAAAGCAAGTAAACGCGAAAGGGGAGAGGGTAACATCCACCCCACAGTGAAACCGGTAGATCTGATGCGCTACCTGTGCCGCCTTGTCACCCCGCCCGGTGGCATCGTGCTCGATCCATTCATGGGGTCAGGCTCTACGGGTATGGCGTGTGAACTAGAGGGTTTTGACTTCATCGGAATTGAACGAGAGCCTGAGTACCTGGAAATTGCAACACAACGGATCCGCAGGGCACAGTCTCAGTGAAACAGTTATTAGGGGGCCTGGGGGTAAAACCTTAGTAACCAAGTAACCAAGTAACAATGCCACAATTCACACCGGAAAAATTCCTCGATTTCGTTCGTTACCGCAGAAGCGACAACCCTTACCAAGAAGCTGCTTTCCTTGACTTTGCTAAGCAAGTTTTTGCAAAGCAACCAGAATTGCTGACAGATGAGGCAGCCTGGGTGAAAAAGTACCGTAAACTCTACACTCCGCCCACTCAACCTGTGGCCCCCTCACCGAAGCAGTATGTTTCCAAGGAAACTCTAGCATACGTGTGGCAATGCTCCCCTACCCTAATCACTGACTCTGAAGTGTCAGAGCTGAACAAGTGTCTGGGGGACTTCGGAATAACAACACCGCCCCGAATTCGCCATTTTCTCAGTCAGACTGCGCATGAGTCCGGCGGTGGCCGCTGGAAGAAAGAACTTGCTTCGGGGTGGGACTATGAAGGTAGGAGAGACCTGGGAAATACGCAACCGGGCGATGGCCCTCGTTTCAAGGGAGCGGGCTACATACAATTGACAGGGCGTGCGAACTACCAAGATTTTGCTAATTTTACTAAAGACCCTCAGGTGATGCAAGGTGTGAACTACGTTGCGGACAATTACCCGTTCTCCTCGGCAGGATTCTGGTGGTTTAACAACGGAATGAATGCTCTTTGTGACAAAAACCCTTCTGTGGAACAGGTTACCAGGAGAGTTAACGGCGGCTACAACGGTCTTGAAGACCGCAAAATGTACTACAATCGCAC